AGTAGCGTGAGTAAGAGCTCCATCCAACTTCTCGTGATCTTCCTTACTCACTGCACCCTCTAAGCCCGCAAGCTTATCAGCAGCTACTTTTAGTTTATCCTGAGCGGTATCAAGCTCATTTTTCTTTGCTTCTAACTCACCTTCGGCATTTTGTAACGCTTCATTCAAGGCGTTAATAATATCTTCTGATATCCGTTCAACCTCCTCAGTATCTAACTCACCAAAGCTATCATACTTGATCCCCTTAGATCTAGCATAGTTCTTACAATCACCTTCTTTCAAGAAAGGCATTCCGTCTGCAGCTACATAAGCTACTTTAGACTCGTTCGTTTTCATTGCCTCCTCGGCGATTTCTTTTAAGTTCATTCTTGTTATTAATTTTTGAAATAATACAATGCTCCAAAGACAATAAAAGCACCCAGCAGCATCAGTAGCACACTGTCGCCCATTCTATCCAGGAACGGTTCTTTCTCTGTTACCGTTTTTTTCGTCTCGGTCAAACGCTCCACCAGTCGGGTGGTAATTTCTTTGTATAGTCTTAGTTTCACACCTGCACTGTCACACTCGCAGTCTGCAGTTATCGTATTACGGATAGGATCGTAGGCTATACTTACACTAGATCTTCCATTGGTATTAGTCATTCGCTCCTGGCTCTCCAGTAGCTTCTCTAGAGTGATCTCTAGTTTACTATTAGTCTGTGGTACGTACACCACAGTATCTACTGGCACATACTCAGTAGTAGTGGTCGCACTCTCAGTAGTAATAGTACTGGTAGTAATGGGCTTCAGGAGATTACACCCTGAAGCCATCATCACCAAAAAAACGCATATGAAAACGTACTTTATTTTCATTATTGCACTACTCGGCTTTTAGCTATTCCTACACTCTCTGCCCAGGCACGCACATCAAAAGATGGACACGCCTTATTAGCTACCTGATTATGACCTATCAACTTAGCTTTAGGATGCTGCTGCAGTAATTCTTTTACTCGCACTTCCATAGACTTCAGTTGCTTAGCAGTTCTGGTATCTTTAGGTGGAAACCATCGCATACCTTTAGGTTTAGTTTTAGCTACACCACCGGCATAGCAGAGATGCTTAGTCACAGCATTATAACCGCGAGCGCCATTAGTTATCTCCCAAGGATCTACATCTTGATCGCCATCATCAGCTACCAGCACTTCTATATCACCGTTCAGTCTTATGAACTCAGAATAGCCTACTTGTTTCCAGCCTCGTCCACCTTGGCTGACGGGAGAGGTGTGCATACGGCGTATATCATCGCCAGTCACATCTCTCCCTTCAGGAGTAGCGGAGCAGTGTAGCATTATGTACCTGAGAGCTCCCATTATGCAGCTGCTGCTTGTACTATTGCTACTACACCAGCTTGATCTAACCTAGAAGTTGTACCTCCAGCTCTTACCGCACCGTTAAAGTAAGACCCAAGCAGTGTGGGCTCATCTATATTAGCAAATGGCTTCAACTTACCTTCAGCACGTCTCACCATTCTAGGATGCCAGATAAGGCAACTATCATTATCTGTAGCAGCATTGGCTGCTGTGTAAATTTTCTTTACAGGAGTTCCTGCATTGTCAAATCGACATACTCTACTTCTAGTCCATATAGGAACACCAAGCAATGAAGCTACAGCTCCTTTTTCCAATAGTGCAGTACTTAACTTATCGCTGCCTAAAAACTCCTTAATACCTGCATTTCTAATTTCAGCTAAAAAATTAGCAGATACTAAAGCTTGATAGTTTTCATCCATTAAGTCCATGTTATTCAACACTCTCAACGCTTCTATCCAGTCTTCTATCTTGAAAGCTTTCCTGTTTCCAGTAGCTCCAGTCAATTTTGCAAGTATTGGATCACCAGAAGTTCTCACAATGTTGGCAGCTTCAGTAGGCATCCAGTTGTATGCGATTTTGTCAGCCACACGAGTATTGATCACTCTTCTGTGGTCATCTATCACATCCTGACGTTTGTCATAGCTTACAAGCAGTTGATTATTCCAAGTCACTTTTGTAGGCTTGGTAGCTATCAGGTCTACAGGGTAAGTCTTCACATCATCCGTACGATCAGATATAGCAAGTGGGAAATCTCCAGGAGCCGGATTCTCAATCACTTCTGCACCTGTTCCCGCTTGTCCTACAGTTACCGTTTCCACATCAGCATCTCCACCAGCATCTACTTTAGAAGACTTATAAAACTCGTTTTTCGGATACAGGCTCTTTTCTAGCTCTGCCGTTATCAGTTGTTTGATCGCTTCCATTACTTACTCTTTCTTAGCTTACGGTTAGAATCTCCTCTCGAAGGATAATTGTAGTATACAATCATTCCCTGTGGAGAGTTATATTTTATGGTACCTTTCTTATTTACCGCACGTTTTAGGCCGCTTGGGTAATTAATACTACAGCTACGTGTACCTGTGCTCACAGCACTATACACCCCACTAAAACTAGACTCACTCGCCTGAGAGACTACGTAACCAACTACATCCGCAGATGCATTAGTCACTGTGTAGTCAGCCACAAAACTTGGAGACTCATCTACCACCTTATAAGATGGCAGGTCATCTACGCTAGGCGGACATGCCACACTAGCAGATGAGGCAAAGGCTACCAATGCCATCATCATAAATATTCCGAATATTCTCTTCATAATTGTATTATGCTTGTTTAAGACTGGCAGTGTAATCGTTTACCAGTTTGTTGAATAACTCAGGAGACTTCTCCTGGATCAACGTGAGCTCCACTTCCGAGTACTCATTAAAAGCTTTCACTTTACCTTCTGCACTCTTATTACCTCTCTTCACTCCATCTAGGAATGATTTCACGTCAGCACTCAGCTCCACTGTTGGCTTACCATCTTCAGGCTCTTCAGTCTTGGCTGCAGCTATCATTGCATTCACATCTGCAGTAGCTTTCTCTCGGTTAGTGTCAAACTGAGACAGCTGCACTTCCTTGAGGTGAGCAGGAAGCACTTTCTTTTCGATAGCCTCATCTACCAGCTTCACATCAGCAGCTTTTTGAGTAGCTTTTATCTGATCTTCAAATCCCTTTACAGTGGCACTCAGTTCTACTTTAGCCGTTTTCAGTTTTTCAACCTCAGACCTTACACGCTCTTCCGTAGCTTCATCCTCCTTGAGGCCAAGCACGATGGCCATACCGGCCAGAAATAGTTTTAACTCTTTCATTTCTAAATTCTTTGATTCTTCATCATTTTCATTTTTAGGTTTCTTTTGGCCGAAGTCCGCTAGCACTATCTCAGTCCCATCTTCGTGATAAAGTTTAAGAGCTGCATCGTGACCGCCTATATCCACTATAGAGAGTTCTCTAAGTTTCATCTTGGTCACTGTAGGTCCTGTTTGACCTTCTAGCATTAGCGTAGGATCATCCGAAAACTCTAAAGCTGGACCTCGCATAGAAGCCATCTTTATATATCCTCGTTTTACTTTTCCTTCTACCGAAGCTGCAAACTCCTCTTCAGAATCGAATTCGATATCTGCTAAAGTTTTCGTGCCTTCCAGTCTAAAGTTAGAAGCTCTTCCTATCACTTTCTTAGGGTCACCGTGAGCACGTTCGTGCATATAAAGCACTACAGGGTTTTTAGAATATTGCTCCACATCTATAGCAGATGCAAGTATTCTAAACCCGTATTCGTTCACGGTTTCGTCTGATATTATAAAAGGGTACTTCGCCATTATTGTAGTACAAACTTGCAGCGAGATTCAGGGCTTTAGAAATCGGTAAATATTAAGTTCCGTAAAAAAGGGACTATGTTCTCAGGGACAGGGACTAGAGAAAAGACACTATAAAGAGAGGGAGTATATAAGGCAAATTTGTGCCAATGAAAGATGTACTAGTGGACAGTGATGGTGATCTACTGATAGTAGATGGAGACCTTGTAATTGGTGACTCTGACGAGCAAAACCAACGCCACTTAATCCTGGCTAGTAAGGGCGAATATAAGCGTAATCCAGAAATAGGAGGCGACCTACTGAACTTACTAGATGAAGATAATCCGAAAAAAGCGGTCACTGAGATTAAGAAGCAGCTGGAGTATGATGGGGCTAAAGTCAATAACATCACCTACAAGGAAGGTAAACTAGATATAGATGCTAAATACAAGTAATGGGAAGACTTACAAATAGAGAGAGAGACAAGAAAATGCTAGAAGCTGAGGATATGTACATCCGAGGCAGCAGCGTGCAGACCATTAGTGATATTATAGACATCAGCGTAGATTCTATCAATAAATGGAAGCGTGATGGAGAATGGGACGAAAAAGCCAAGAATAGCAACATCGACATCTCGAATATCAAAAAAGAGATATTGAACACTTTTCAAAGTATGAAAGATGGAGAAAAGCCAGCCTTTACTCCTGATGAGATTACCAAACTAGCAAGTGCCTGGGAAAAAGTGAACGACAAGCAAAAGAACCTGGCGTACATGTACCAGAATTTTGCAGACCTCACAGATGCTATGGTACACGATATAGCTAAAGCAAAATCTAAGAAGGTGAAAGAAGCGATGATGGAGAACCTGAAGTATGTCCGTAAAAAAATGCAAGAAGTAACGGATAAAGCTTACAAAGAAGCACTAAATGACTAAAGCAGAACTCAGAAAAGCAAGGGAACGGTTCTCAGATATGAGTAAGATCATATCTGCTAGTACTGTAGATAGTCTTCATAGAGAAACACCGGAAGAGCAGGAGAAGCGCATCAAACACCTGCTTAAACCACAGAACTATTCAGAGCTGTTTGACTATTACTTTGGGCTAGGCACACCAGTGCCACTGGCAGATAGTCAGTGTGCTCCTTTCCACCTCAAGAGCTACAAGGAGCTATATGCTAATCCATTCATCTTTCAGATGCGCAGATGGTTTAGGGGGTCTGCTAAGTCTGTACATTCTAATATAGGCAACGCCTTTGCACTCAAGCAGAGCGGACTAATGAAATTTATGGTGCAGGTAGGTATCAATGAGTTGCGTGCCAAGATGCTGCTGAGCGATATCCAAGCACAGCTGCAGTACAATGAGCGTATCATCAAAGACTTTGGAAATCAAGTAGCGTATGGAGATTGGGCTGATGGAGATTTCGATACTAAGGATGGCACTCACTTTATGGCACTTGGACTCAGCCAACCTTTTCGTGGACTTAGGTCCAACTCTGCTAGACCAGACTATGCAGTAGTAGATGACTGTGAAGACAGAGAAGTAGCTCTTAACAAAGCACGAGTGCAAAAGAATGGTGAGAAGATCCTGGGAGATCTAAAAGAAGCAGGAAGTAAAAATGCTATGCGAATAGTAGTAGCTAATAACTACATTGTGCGTAAAGGACTCTTGGACTACTTAATGGATAAGCAGAAGCATCTGCCCAGCTTCAAGGATAGCGTGGTTAATATCTACGACAAGAATGGTAAGCCATCTTGGCCAGAGCGATATACTCAAGCTGATGTAGATGATAAAAAGGCCAACACCGCTTTCTACTTCTGGGAGCGCGAGCTAATGAATAACCCGGTAGAGGAGGGAAAGCTGATCAAGGAGAAGTGGACCAAGTTTGGCAGATGTAAGAATATACGCAGCTGGGATGGACTGATTATCCACTGGGATTTGTCCTATGTAAAAAATGGTGACTACAAAGCCGGTGCATTGGTAGGATTCAAGAATGGAGTAGCCTACGTGTTAGATGTATTCTGCCGCCAAGTAGAGAGTAATACAGCTATGGACTGGCACTATAACCTCATCAAGCGTATGACCAAAAAAGGCCAAGCGCCATACAGTTACTATGATGCCACCGTAGCACAAGGGGCTGTTTTTGGACCTAAGTGGCGAAAGGCAGCCAAGGATCACCAAGTCTACATACACCCTATACCACTATCCGCTCCAGGAGTAGATAAGCATCTGCGCATAGAGATTACTTTAGTTTCGATGTTTTTCAGCGGTCAAATAGTGTTTAATGAAGATTTAAAAGGCACACCTGACTTTGACGCTGCCAAAGATCAGCTGCTCAGTTTTGAGAAAGGGACATCCTCTCCAGATGATTTCCCAGATACTCTGGAGTGTGCCATACGCCAAGGGCAAAAGATATTTAGCGATGGAGACCAGGAGACTGGACTTCGTAAACCTATAATTATAGAGATAGAACGAACAGGATTTTAAAATGGAAGATTTATGTGAAAAATGCGAAGATTTCATTCGACAAGAAGATATACTAGATGGC